TGCCAAACGTCTCATTTGTGCTGCTTGTAATGGATCCACACCACCCATACCTCCCATACCACCGCCCATTCCTCCTACACCTCCGCCCATACCGCCACCCATACCGCCTTGACCCATTTTTTGTGATAATTTTTCAAAGATTGCTGTGAGTTTATTGAGTGCCTGAATGAGTTTATTGTTGCTTTCAATTAAGCCTTTCACACCACCGCCAGCAGTTCCACCGCCAAAAGGATTACCGTTGCTGCCGTGTTCACTACCAAATGGGTTTTTAAATCCAGCAGTCCCAGCGCCAGCAAAAGGTGAGTTGCTGGCATTGTTTGAGTTATTACCACTGCCCATAAATGGATTCGTCGACTGAGAGGGATTTTGTTGAGCAAAAGGACTATTCATATTAGGTAATGATTGTTGTGGTTGTCCCATTCCCGGAGTGGGAGGATTTAAAAAAGGAGGTGCCATATTTATTTCCTATTGTTATTGATGTCTAATATTATATATCATAGGATGCACGACGTTGAATAAAAAAGATAAAATAATAAATTCTATAATAAAAACAATTGCAATCAATCTGGAAGCATCCTGTGATGGCCTGAGAGATTATTTGATATTCTTTAGCAGCTCTTCAACTACATTCATATCACCCTTGGCCAAAGCCTTTTCAATTTCATTGAGATATTTATCACCGGTATCAACTGATTGACCTTTTTCTAATTGTTCAGAATTTAACATAATATCTTCAACTTTGATTTTTTTCTTTTTATTGTCTTCTTTTGTTTTTAGATCAACGACAATTTCAAATTGCTCATCTTCTAAACACAATAAAGAGTAGTGTAAGTTTTCCCAGCAATTGATATTTTCTAAATCAAAAACTGGCAAGCCTTTAGTCCTTAAATGCGGTTGTGTCAATCGAAAAACGGGGTCGTCCCTCTGTATTTTCACCATTTGTGGAATCGTTTCGAAAAAATCGAACCTCATGTTCTACAAGCCTCATTGTTAAACCATACGCAAAATCTAGATCTTCAGCACAAGCTTCCAATAACCAATCAGGTGCATCGATGCTTTGTGCCATGATACGAGCCAGTGAAGCATAACGATTTTGTGTTTCCAAGGGCAATTGTTCAAAGGTTAAACCAGCACTTAAGGTTGCCAATAATCTGTCATACTTTTGACGAGATGCAGCATCCATGACTTTTGATGTCAATTTACAGGATTTCTTTGTTCCCTGCAATTCATATTCCACATCAAAGACAACAACTCGAGGTGTGAATTTAGGTTTTAATTTTTCCTTTTCTTTTTGTTCATCATTTTTTTCAAAAATGCTTTCTTGTTGCTTGATTTTTTCGACAAAATTGTCCTCTTTTTCGACCTTTTTGCTTTTTGAATCCTTACGATCCATTTCTTGTTTTAGTGAGACTAAATCCATTTTAAACTCCATTGTTGATAATATATTGATAATTATATTCGAAAAAGCAAAAATATTAAAAATTTTTTAGCTGAAATGAAAAAAGGCACTAAAAAAGTGCCTTTGTAATAAATGATAAATTTTTAATTCAAAAAAACAATAAATATATTTTCAGGATATTGATTATTCAACCTCAGATTGATGACGTACAAGATATTCAGCATCCATCATTACTTGCACACCCATCAAAGAAGCTCTATCAACTACGATATTTTGTGAAGCAATTCTACAACCTACCACTGTATAAATAACATTAGATTCATTTGCACCTAATGAACTGTCAATAATTTCAATGTTAAACTTACGTTTATTTAAAACTGTTTTGGTTCTGTTTTCAATTGTTTCATTGATAACTTTTGCAGTATTGACAAAGCCATTATCATCAGTGTCATTGGTTGATAATACGCCGCCATTCTGATCAATAGTAGTATAGGCATTAAAAATACGTATCATACTGGCCATAACTTGCACATTACGACTGATAGGAACGATTTCACGACTATCAATAAATCCTAAACTTTCAACTCTACCATTCAAAGTATTTTCAGCGATGGATATCCCAGTTGCATAACCTACAACAGTACCATCAATAGTTATTTTGGCTTTAGCGCCGGTAATTACATTTGCCATTTTACATTACTCCTTAGAACTGACGCACATTTGCGGTGATTTTAATGAAGTTTAAAGGCTCTACAACAGCAAGGTCAAATTCAATTCTAGCAGTATCAGCAACTACAGTTACCTTAACATTTCTAAAATCTTTAATAAATCCTAAATCTCTTTGAGCAATTAAACGAGAATTAGCTAAGCTTTCAATTTTACCTTTAGTTGAAAGCAAAACTTTGGAACCGATTTGACTTAACAAGAATTTTTGTAAGTCTGTAACACAGTAGTTAGCACTTTCACGAGCACTAACTTCACAGTTGACTGAGAGATTATCCTTTTTATAGGTTGTCACAGCTCGAGCAACTCTAAAATCATCATTGATATCCTTATGAATTACCACGATATTTTTACGAATAGCTGATTCAATATCCTCAGATCGATCACGATTCCATATTTCATCAGTGTTGAGAATATTAGGTATTTTACGAGTTAAAGGTTCAGCAACAGGCACAGCACCTTGCATACACATTAAAAACAATGCTGTATATTCAGGTGTTAAAGTGCCAATTGATAATTTGACATTTTGACCTACCACTGCAATATGAGGAGAATTTAACAGATTGACATTCAATCCATTGATTGTGCTTAAAGTTTGACTTGCTGCAGCACCGACCCAAGCATTACGGAAACGAGAAGCGGTAATACAATCATCAATATGTTCTTTTAACTTTAAATGCACATCAATATCTGTGCTTAAACAGGTAATAACCAAAAAGTCATGTTCAACACATGCTGCTAATGCTGTTTCAAAATCATCTTCATCAGGTTCATCCCCATCTAAACCACCACCTTCATCGAATAAAGAAGTATCAAAGGTAGGTTGATTAGCATAAGGCACACGTTTATTCTCATTGAGCAAAAAATAATCAAAAGGAAATACCTCAGCACCCTTAACATTGATTAAATCAATAATACCTTGAGTACATGCAGTTAAGGTCACTGTGCCGGCAGCTGCAACTTTGATAAAGTTAGTTAAATTAGCATCAAGGACGCCTAAAGTATTTAATTCACTTTCAGCATTGTCAAAATCAGTATCACTTGGAAGATCAACTGCACCTCTTAATTCATCGAGTTGTTTTGGTAATACACCAAAGAATTTAGCTTGTGAGGCAGTGCCGTCAGTTTCTAAACCTGTCCCGAATAAATCTGTGGCAATTAAAGCATTGAATAAATCGTCAATGGTTTCGAATTCTTCCAACAATACTTCAGCAATTGGAGCATGAGGTCCGTCAGCAATATCATCAGATTTACAAACAGATAATTTTCTGTTTTGAATTCGGATCGCTAATTCTTGACCAGACTTATTGGTTAAAGTCATAATGTCATTATATTGTGTATCACAATTTAATGAAACTTCAGCTCCATTTAAAGCTTTACCTGTTATTTTTAATTCACCAGCAGCAGGTTTAGAAAATTTAATTGATGTTGATTTACCTTTACGACCCCAAATTTTGGATCTGAAATTACCAATTTGTTCATCTTCAGCAATTCCGTTTGCAACTTGAGCACCATAATCGCTGCCAACTCTATGAGCTTTGGTAGCCTGAGTGCTTTGTTGAGCATTGATATAGGTAATTGAGGTTGAGGTGGATGAATCAGGTGATAATTCAGGAGGAATGGTATTCTTCCAAATGAATTCAACTTTTTTTAACTCATTTGACAGTGCTGGGATATAATCCTTAATACTTTCGCCCCTTAGGACTTTATATGCTTTTGCATTATTAGGCTCCAACTCAGGGAAAGCACCAACAACCGCAAGGTTCTTAGCACCTAATTCAACATTGTTTTCTTGATCGACAATAATTGAACTATAAACACCTGGTTGAAAGAATGCGCCGCCATTATTTATAATTGAACTTGGCATTTGTTCTAAACTCCATTTTGTTTTATTTTATTTATCTTAATTATATTCATAATAGAAATATTATGAGAAAATTTATGCGATTTTTGAATTATTGATTTATTGAATATCAAAAAATTCACCGGGTCTAACTCGGATAAATCCGGTTGCTGTTACAGCGGGATCAAGGTCAACCAATCCACCTAAGCCAATTCCAATTGTGTTGACATTGATTGTGCCTAACGTTTCTGTTGTCAAATCAATTATACTTAAACCGCTGACATTATTTAAAGAACTATCAGGACTATTGTTAAAAAATTCAATATTTATAAAATTAAAGAATGTTTTTATCCTGGAGAATAAATCAACAGCTATAAATCGATTAGCTTCAACTAATGTACTAGTATTGAATAAGGTTTTTATGATTACCAATTGATTCGTGCCATTGCCTACAGATTGCCATTTAACATATAAATCATGATCTTGATTATTGTTGTAAAAACGAATGACAAAGGGTTGATTTTCATCCATGACTGAAATAGGTAATGCTGAATTATTGGGAATTGCTGGTAGATTTGTGCCTTGTAATGCAGTTTTAACTGGTATGAAACTACCTTTAATAATATTAGGTAAAATTGCAATATCTAAAACAGATTCATCAACAATTTCTTTAACAGCAATTTCTACTGTGCTTAAATAAATCAATTCACGAATATAGACTAAAGCATTATCTGAAGTCAACATTTCAATTGGCTCCAAATCTCGTGATTGCACATATCTTAAATCCAAATATTTAACATCGAAAAAGGATTTTTTGAACATCAATAAACCACATTGAATTAAACGATGCAAGATGCGAATATCATCCATATTTTTTGAATAAACTGAAATTTTACATTGCTGATTTGATAATTGTGTCAGCTGTCCGTTGACGCCCTGATTCCCTAAGAAGGTGGTTTGATCGATGGCTGCCTCTTGCAATGAAACAGAAACCAATGGGAATTTATTTGACTTACGAGTGAAAGCCAAATCTAATTGTAATTCAGTCTCCAATGTCGCTAATCTGGCAAAATATTTATCACGAATAGTCACTGCTAATTGATCAAAACATCCGTCAAAAACTGAACGATTATCCTTGAAGTATTTAATTGAATTTTTAATAGTGTGAATAATATGTAAATCCATTGACATAATTTTGTTCCTTATACTATCAATCTAGCATAAGCCTGAACGGGTAATGCTGTCGGTATTGGTATATTATTGGTTTTGAATAAATTGATAGTATCTCTAACTGAATGAGGATGATCAATTATCACATAAGTTGGATTGGCATAATAACTAATTGAATACCTTGTCCCAATTGCTGGAGTATTAGCATCACCATTCCAAACAATTCTTCCCTGATTATCGACATTAAAATGAGTGCCTTCAATTCTCACTGCTTCTGGAATTGCTAAACCATTCGCATCAGCCAAATGACAATAGATTACTCCAATGGTTACTGTGCCTGTTGCTAATGATAAGGTTCTTTGGATAATTGGTAATTTAGCTGAAACGGTATTTGAAGCTGCTTTTGTCAGGGTCTCCCGAATCACCAATACACTGTCTTTCAGTTTTAATCTATCTCCATAACTTAATAAATGTTCAGGTTGAGTTGTAAATTTAGCTTCATCTTTACGATATTGACCAAATTCTCCAATTTCAGTATTTCCTTTAGCAGTTGTGACGATAGATTTAATATCCTGAGGGGAATGATGGATTAAACCTGTTCCATTACATACAGTGCAACTTTGATTATTTGATCCAGGTGTAGCATCAATATCAACTACATCTCTTAAATCTAATCCATATTGTGTAGATTTTTGATGACAGGGACATTGAGCACTTTGGGACCATTCGACATTTAAACCTTTTTGAATAATTAAACGTCTAAATTCTTCAGGTTTAAAATCAGCTCGAGTTAAGGTCTTTCTTTTATTTAAATTTTCATCTATTGGAAATGTTGTCATGATCTATCCTTACGCTAATGTCCCAAAACCGACAGTTGAATATTTTTTCTTTAAAGCTTCCATAGTATCTTTAATCTGCTTTTGATAACTGAGAATAGTAGCACCAAAGCCTGAGGAGGTAGCTGAGGCTGTTGTTGCAATTTCTTGACTTAAACCATCAACTGAGATTGATTGACGTGCAATACCGGCACCAGCGATCAAATTACCTGCAATATCTAAAGGTAATAATGCTGCGACCTGACTAATAGTTTTGATTAAAGATTGTGGGACAGTATGCACTTGCCAATTCAAAAGCACTGGTCCATTGACACCAGCTTGATTTAATTTAATTTTAAATGAGGTTTTACCGATACCTGTTGCAATGGCTTTAGCTGAAGTAGCAACAGCCGGGACTGCATCACGACCATCATCAGTAATAACAAAAGTAAAATTAGGAGTATCAATTAAAGTTTCTCCTAAATCAACTACTAATTCAGTTTCGCCAATGGGAATAGATGCTGTGCCACTACGAAAATTAAAGCCAGCTTGATATGCCAACTTAAAATAAGCAGGCACATAACGATAATATGAATAATTAGTAATAGGATCAATCATTAGTGGAATGGAATTATTGAAGTTAAAAGCCCCTAAAGTATCTGAGGTAGGAATTAAGGCAATTTGTGCAGAAGCATCGGATAGAATATTAGTCCAAGCTAAAGGTACAGAAACCTCAGGATAATTACCATAAGTAATTTTAATCTCATCGATTTTTTTTAATGGTCTTTGGTCTAAAGTCATGCCCCACCAAGCTCGACGTTGATCTGACGCTGCATCTTGGCGTTCAACGCAATCTTGATGATTGATAATGATTCCTAATTCACTTTCAACTGTATTGATAGCTGAATTGATTGAAGCTTCAAATAAATCATCAGGAAAATCTGAACCATCATCAGCTGTGAGGTCAATCCCGACTAAAGCGGTATTTTTAAGAAAGTCAACCGTAATAATATCACGGATGGAAAAATCTGCTGCCATGTTTTATATAACCTTGTATTTGATGTCTAATGCATCACCAGAGGCATCCAGTTTTATCTACGTTAAACACTACGTTAAAATATATATTATCAAATACAAGGAGGCAAACAAGTAATTCTGGATGCTCTGGTGAAGATGTCTAAGTGCCTTGCGGCATTTTTTATTCTATAGTTTTCTATATATCATTCTCATATCTTTTGCAAGATATTTTAATTATTATGATAGAATGATTCTACCATTAGCATTACGCAATACATAATTCTTTCTTGGTAACTTGACAAGTGCAGCACCAAAAAGCATGAGCAAGAAGTTCTTTGAAGCACCTAATTCTGCAACTGGACGTCTTAAAAAGTCCAAAAGTCTAGCAAATTCCATGCTGTCTGTTTGACCGATGATAACTGAAGAGCAATCACGACGAGTATTACCGAAATCCTTGAAGGTATCAGCAGCAGCATTGAGTTCACCAATTGGGAATTCTTCAACTAATTTATAATCTGTCAATGAACCGGCAGCTGAACGATAAAGTCTCCAGTATAAAGCATCAGCTGGAATTCTTGCGGAGCTTGCACAAGTAATTCTTGGTACAGCACCATTATTAGCAGCAACAGCACCTAAAGTGAAAGGTTCTGTATAACCTTTAGGAGTCACAGCAACTAATTTATAAGAGAAATTACCATCATGGCCAACACCTGTTGCAGCAGCATCAAAGTGAGAAACTTCAGCACCAGCAATTGCAACTGAAGCGATAGTAAAATCACCAGCTTGCCAACTTACTGTAGTAGCTGAACTGGAAGCAGCTGTAGGACAGAGACTTTGTTTATTTAGGAATGGAGCCATAATCACTGGAACAGGCCCAAAAGGTCCCATTACGTGAATTTTAGGACCAGCACCGAAGGTTTGAACGCCTTGATCAAGCATATTGACCAAAAGCATTGAATCATGACGACCATCGTCTGTGCTTTCTTTAATCAATTTAGAATAAACCTTAGGATCACACATAATGAAATCAGGCTTACCAAAACGATTGATGCTTGATAATTCACCGAGAACTTCATGCAATTTACCGGGGGAAGCGACTGAGCCAGCAAGATCTGATTGGTTAGCACTGAAACTACGACCACCATTAGCTTGAGAGTAAGCAGAAGAAGTATCACGAGAAATTTGTTCAAGAACGCCATCAAAACCATTAGAATTGAGTAATTCGGAACCGTGGAATATTTGATTTTCTACCTTACGGAGAAGAGACATAGTACCACGTTCAGTTTCTTCAGCAAGACCATTAGGATTGCTACCAAGAATACCAACTAAAGTACCAACATCAGAGATGGAGCGTCTTTCGGCAAGATATTTAATCTTAACGAATTTTCTTTCATATTGAGATTGGGTTGTACCAAAAGCATCAGAAGCACCACCACCTTCAGCGATATATGGGTCTGTATCTAAACCGTGTTCATTGATCACAGCATATTCATGATAGGTATTGGTTACTTGAATTTTAGGAATCATATTCCACATAACAATGTCTTTCATAGCGAAAGAAGCATTAGCTAAGGTTTGTTCAATTGATTGTGGGACGATAGGACTTAAGCTATTATCAACACCAGAAGCAACTGAATTGGATTGATAACCAACAGCTGCTTTTTTGATAGCATCAGCATTTTTGCGAAGTTGTTCATTAAGAGCAACTAGTTGGTTGACATCAACCATTTGATTTTGTTCAAACATAATTGTTTTCCTTATTTGTTTTAGATTTTGAAGTTTGGGGGAATAATACCGCTCTCTAATGAGCAGATAGCCTTGAATAATTCAGTTTGACGAGCACTGTTCTGAGTGGTACGAAGTTCGGCAGATGCCTTTTGAATTAAATCTTCAAAAGTGGTCTTCTTCTCTTCTTTAACCTCAACAACAGGTTCAACAATAGTAACAACAGATTTACGCACAGGTTCCTCTGCAATTACGTCTACAGCTTTTTGAAGATTTTCTAATTCTTCTTTTTGAGATTGAGCTGATTTGGCCAAAGATTGGACTTGATCATCCAATTGTGCTTTAGCTGCATCTAATTTCTCATTGATTGACTTCTCAACACTATCTACAATCTCATTGATTTTAATACCTTCAATTGCTGAAGATAATAATTCGATTTTTTCGAGAAGTGTATTTAAACTCTTTTCGATACTATCAAATTTATCATTGTGAGATTTAACAACAGCGTCGGCATTTTCTGCAATGATTTCAGCGGTCTTCTTTTCAGTATCGATCTGAGTTTGAATATCCTTGATCATTGTTTCGAGTTTATCTTGCTCTAACATTGTTTCCTCTTTTATATTGTTTTGATTTAATTTCAATAATTCTTAATTATATCTGTATTTTGAATTATTTGTATAATTTTTTGTTATTTTTTTGACAACTTAAAAAAAATATTATTTTTTGAGAATAATTGCCTTTTTTAATTTATTAAAAATTGAATTAGACGAAGTTGGCCTGTGGATACTGCTTATAGATCTAATAGAAATAACTGATATTGTATGTTATTTTTTTAATCTGTATGCTGTCTACTTAGCACGTGCTTGCTGCAACAGTTGAATGACAAATTGACTGAAGATTTTTTTATATTCTTCAATTGTTTTATTGGGATACATTCTGATAATTGCTGCAATTAATTTGTTTAGCTTCATCATCAGTCATCATCTCATCAGACATTGCATCTTCATCTTTTTCGCAATAAGTATTACATGACAAATCAGGATCAATGCTTTGAGGATTTATTGCTTCCAATTTATTCTCAACTTCATTCTTTTCTGCTTTATCTTCTTCTTTTTTTCCGTAATAATATGCAGCTGCAATTTCATTCATCTCATTTAACTTTTGTTGCATTGACATCATTTGTTTTTGGTTTTGTAAATAATGAGCTGCTGAATGCACATAATCACTGGCTAATGTAATATGTTGTTGCACCCATTCAGGTAATTCTGATTCAGGTTGAATCATCATCAATAATTCTTCTGTATATTGCTTCAAAATCATGAGGTTTTGAATAGTCATTTCACCATCAGCATCAACTTCATCTTTCGATAAAGCTTCAATTGCAACTTCTTTTACATCTTCTTCTGTCATAGGCATAGTTTTTTCTTCCTCCTCTTTCATGTATTCTGCATATATACTCTTACAAAGTGCCATTACACTGTCAGGATTTGCAGGTGAGGCAACCAGTGATACGTTGAGAATTTTAGACTTGGTAATGATTTTAGGGTTTTTAGGATCCCTTTCAATCACAGCCCCTTCAACACTAAAGCCTAATCCACGATCACAATCAGCATTTTTCATAGCATTGATTGAAGTCATTATCTCTTTGACTTTTGGATTATCTGCAAATAAATAACCTTTCATGAAGGTAGCAGGAATCCCTTTATATTTCATGGATTTTAATTCTGTTGGAGCTCCAATCATGTTTTCAGGACCTTGGCGATGTTCCAGATTCAGATACCCTCTTTTTTTAAAGTATGAATAATCCATGCCTTTTTGAAGCATGATTTCACCTTGGGCATCTTCATTTTCAGTAGAGATAATACCTTCTACATAAATACGTCCATTTTCTTGATCGGTAGATTTAATAAAATCATTTCCAAGATGATAATATTTGCTGAAGAATTGATTATTTGTCATTTTTTTCCTCGTATGGCATTTCTAATGCTTGATTTAATGTAATTCCTAGTTTTAAATATTTTTGAAGTTGTAGCATGGCCTCACCACCTAATAACCAAAAATCCAAACGCTTACTATCATTTCGATGCTTTAACTCATTAAAACATTGTTCAAAATCTGATAAGTATAATTTATCATTCTTCAATAACTTTTGAGCTTGTTTAGCTAATTTTGGAGTATGATATTTTGTTTTGGTCTGTCTCAAGGCAAACTTCAAAGCTTTCACAATTTCCTGTTTTATATTATATATGGGTTTGAGTAGGGATTTTTGACTTTCTTCATGTTTATCCCATAAATGTTGGTCGACTTTACGAGCTCCTGATTTAGCATCAAATAAAAAGGCATACACACGAGCTATTGCCCAACCTGTGGCCGATGCTCCAGGCCTATGACCTGAAGTTGCAAAAGCCTTCAGTCCCTTATCATAAACTTCTTCAATGATTGAACGTGATACACCACTGACTTTGGACGCTGCTCGAATAAATTCATCTTTGCCTGGACCTTTAATCTCATCTCTAACCTTTTGAGCCCCTTCAGTTTTTGTATATTTTGAAGGTTCTGTTTCGGCATCTTCATCGCCAGGTAGATCTGAATATAATTCAGGTCCTTTAACACCTTCTTCTTTCCGTCTTTCAATTTCTTTTTCACGGGCAAGTCTTGTTTTTTCATCTAAACCTTCAAAATATTGTGCAGGATGACTAATTCCATCTTTATCATGATCTACTTTTCTTTTAGATAAATCAAATTCTTTTTCAATAATATCTAATTTATAATCGACTGAAGGATTTTCAATAATTTGTTCCGCAACTTGTCTTACATGTTGTGCTGCTTCTTCTCTACTCTTTTTCAATAATTCTAAAAAACTCATTCGTCATTCTCCTGCATATCTAATTCTTCTAATTTATCCTCTACATAGGCAATCACGTCTTTGGCATATTTGAAACCTAAATCACCTCCCCATGCGAGATGCATCAAATACCCGCAATCTTGCCAAGGTGTATCTTTATTCTCAGGACCAACTTTTTCATTACCTGAATGCCTTGAGAAGAAACTGAACATACGTTTGATTGTATTATAACTTAATGCTTCACGTTTGGCAATCTGATTCGCCCTGACCCAACCAACATTTGTGCCACAACCGCTGCCATGCTCTTCTTTTAAGTCCAAGGCCTTTTGAGCTTCTTGTGCTACTGCTTTTGGACATACAAACATACCTTTATTCTCATCAAAATCTTTATCAATCTTAGGCATATCTACTGCTTTCCAAATTGTAGTTTCTTCCATAATTGGCTGAATGGATTTTTGAGCTGCAGTTTCATTATCCACTAAATTAGGCACAACTGCTAAATTTTTAACTTGATCGTATAATCCATCACCAAACTCTAAAGGTGCTAAATCATCTAATGAGCGAATTTCATTGATAGTCATATATTTTAACTGACTATCCTTAATCAACATCTTTTCTTTTGTAGATAAACTATCTAAACCGATGAATTTAATTTCAAAAGCAGGATTGATTTCATTGATTATCCATTTGTTTAACCAACCTTCAACACTTCTCACTAATGGTCTTAAACCTTTTTCACGTCCCATTAAAACACGAGTAGCTGGATCTGTCCCAAAGACTGAAGAGGATTGGCCTTCACTACCAAATACGAATCCGATTTCTGCAGGGTCAATTTGAAATATCGCACATACAACCTTCATCAAATAATTCACCCAATCTTGATATTCCATTTCAGAATTTGTTTTAGAAAGATTGATAGCTTCAATTGTTTCATTAGCTTCAGGATCCAATTGAATCAAAGGGGTACGTTTTGAATTATTGACACCGGTCAACATACTATAGAACTCGCGACGGAATGCGCGAAATATCTTAGCATTCATTTTAGATTTAACTGCTACCAAACCGGCGGCGCTAATCCCATTCGTAAAATTAGCTGAATTATATGTCTCGGCATTAAAGAGATTTTGTAAGGATTGATAAACCTCTTCTAATTCAGGGAAACCATAACCATTTAAATCTAATGCAGTGCGAGGCCTTCTAATCCCGAAACATAAATCCTTGGCTGTATATTCAGACACAATTTTATTATTTAATACCTGAATATAATGAATGCCATCAGGTTCCCGACGACCTTTCACCTGTTCTTGCTTGGTCATTGCATTTCTACGAATGGTTGCTGCATCTACTGGAGCAAAGGCCACAATTTCACCTTTTTTATTTCTAATCACCTCAAAATTGCATTGATCATAAATTAAACTATCACGGACTATTTGTCTCAAAAAACCCTCAAAGGTCAATTCAAAATCTACCGGTTGACTACCACAATTTTTCATGAATTCACGCAGCTGCAACATTTGTTGATATTCAGATTCAGTTGGAGCTCGATGTTTATCTTTTAACTGAATTTCAAAACCAATATTATCATCAGCTACCTCAGTAGCAAATTCTGCTATTTGATTAGTACGTGTTTGAATAATAGCTGCCACGATCGGATGACTTGATATATTGTTCAAAGCCGTATAACTAAATCTTCTCAATGCCGCATTACCACTTTCAAAGAAAGCAGCATTTTTAGTGTAGTCATTATCAAACTGCATATTTGATGACATGTCATAACTGAAATTTTGATTATTTGCAACCATCTTTTCAAGATCTTCTAATGGTCCATCATCTGATTCTATTTCTTTTTTGATTTCAGCCATAGGTTCAACTACAGCTGTTTCCATTTTTGGTTTTCTGGTTCTTGCCATTTTATAATCCTTTAACTTCAGTGCTTTGCCATACCGTAACAATTCGAGGCCATGAAACTGATAGTTTAATTTATGATGTCTAATTATATGCTACAGGAGCATTCTGGTTTAATTTTTTTCAATATTTTAAATATTCATATATCTTTTTATTTGCAATCAATCCTGTGTATTCCTGCCTATCTCAGAATGGAACTTGCACCCACATTTTAGCATTAGCAAAAGTTGTTTCACCAGTCGAACCAGGTTTCAATGGATAATACGTATCATCAGTCAACATCAATGTTATAGCTCCACGGTCACCTATATAATTACCAGTTGAATTGCAAACTTCTGGCCCAACGCTAGTAGAAGAACTTACAGCATTACCAATGCCATTACCATAATCAATATATGCACTACTCCCTGTTACCGCGCCCTTCTCTCTTAATACTCTATACGCAATTCTTCGACCATTTAAATTAGCATCAGCATTGGTATTGATACCATCACAAATAAATGTTATCTTTTTCCCAATCCATTTAGCATCATGCGCAGGTAAATGAATTCTAATAAAAACACTGTCATTCTGAATATCTTTCATGGCAAAGGTTCTTGAAGTTGTGTTATATGTAGTCGATGTGATTTGGCTATATAACGTTATCGGTGTATTAGGTGTTATCTGAAATACAATCACAAAATGGTCATAATCATAAAACGTGTCGTCATCAAAAAAGTCTGACCAACCACTAATTGTCGGATGTAATGACATATCAGGGTCATTTGGCACATTAGCAACTTGTGTGGCCGCTAAATCAATCTCAAGCACATCCCAATAATTATCAGACCCTCCTATAGTCGTTGGTGTATAATTTGATAAATAATTGATAGCATTCGTATTATTGATCACCAAAGACTTGGGCATCCAATTTTGCTTAGCTTTCCATTTTCCTTGATAAGGATTATATTTCAAGCTCGCACCAATCGGAACACTACTATGAGTATCTATCACATCACTTAAATCATCCAATATTGATAAATCTTCACACGCATGCACATACAAAGCCCCATCGGTATGAGTTGTCAATCTCAATTTAATTGTTGAACGTTCTTGCTGCACTCTCCAACTCGTAGTTTCAACACCTTTCACAAATAATTTGGTCCCAGCAGCTGTATCAATATTTGTTATGGTATAGAAGGCATTTATGGGATTCAGAATAACTATTAAATCTCCATTCACATAACTCGTTCTTAACGCTGAGGTAATTCTCAAAGTGCTGACTGATCCTGCTATGAAGTTAAAGGTATTTCTTACCAAATTGTGAGTCACGCTAGCTCCTATATTTCCACCAAAGACTAAACTGCGACTATTTGAACCAGTTAAATTGATATTGGTCAATTGACTACCATCACACGCTGGCAATTTACCATCAGCTGTAGTCCCTAATAATTTATCCGCCTCAGTAGTAGTTGTGCGGTTATTTTCATTAAATCTAAATGTCATTTTATTCTCCTCACATGTCTATCTTGAAAATGTTTCTTAAAAGATACCATTTAGCCTGATCTTTATCATATGCAATTATCACTCCTAATTGTCCTGAAAATGCATTAGCAGAAGTGCTTCCTACCGTATCTTGAAGCCCAAAAGCATTTGCTGTCGTATATGGCACATTTGGGGTAGCATTAGCATTATAAATTTGTGCAATTGAAGAACCAGCAGTGGTATCTGAAAATTTAACAATATAATACGGCCAGTTTTTTGAATTTGCACCCGCGGCAATTACAGGATTACCACCCCATAAAACCACAACCGGTTTATAATGAATTTGGTCCCTGACTAACGACGATAAATTAGTTAAATTGACTGTAATTGCCTGTGTAAAACTTGACCCGGTCGCGGTACAGGTCACTGGGAAATATAAGACGTCCATATACTGATGATTAGCTGGTAATGTCAACGTACCGGTCCCCCCATTCGCAATTGATAAAAGTGTCCCAAAATCCTGTGATAATGTTCTCCATCGCCAGTCAGTCCCATCAAAAGCCAAATTATATCTGGCCCAGCCTGTCGCTGCATTCGTGCCCAACACATTATCAAAATTACCCCAATTCCCAGGGATTGTTGTGCCACCACCTGTATCAAAATTTTGATGATGTGATTTTTCAATCCAGGTAGTATATAACCCTGGATAACGATATCTCGTATTCCAAAGACGTCCCTTTACCCGTAAAAGCTTTGGTAGCATTACTTGTAGGACCAATATCAGAGTTATAAGGATCACCCGGACCACCAAATGAGCTCGTAAAACATGCTCCATTATGACAGAAACGTGATGCAGTAGTTGTGTTTGATCCACCTGTAATTTGCAATGTCAAAGTAATCCCATCATCAACTATCAAAAACGCAACTCTATCCCCATCCTCACCATTAGGAAAATTAAGTGTGCATGAAGCAGTCACCATATATAATTTGCCAGCTTCGACTGTTGCATTGGTTGATTGAATAACCACTTGATAAGCATCAAAACTATTAGTTAAAAGCTCTCCTGCTGCATGGACATCTGTTAAATTTGACCCGTCAGCCACTGGCATCTTACCAGTGCCATCTAATTGAATCAGTCCGTTTGCGACGTTGAGGTCGTTTTCGTTAAATCTAAAACTCATTTTTAAAACCTTTCCAATATACCGGCATAATAATTGGCGCCGTCTGAAACTATAAAATACTCATTATGTGTATATTGACCACCAAACGCCACAAACCCTGAAAAATTTGAGCCAGCTGTCCACCTGAAATTTGCAGAGTGTTGAATTTGCAACGAATTAAACCGTGTTGTTGCATTTCCAAATGTCAAACCCATGTGAAAATGATATAAAATACCTTCAGTCGTATTTGCAGCTGGTAATGTCAATATACCCCAATCCCCTGAATTAGTAGTAAATGTATTAGTAATAAAAAAACTTCGACGAGCTGACGGCATATTCGTTACTAAATTCATTGTGGTAGAAGTTCCAGCTGAAAGTGCGATGTTAAATTGTTTGGGTGCATAATTTTCAACATTGACAAATCCTTGGGTAATTGTTCCTTTTCCGGCGATTGTGTAAGTTCGTCCCGTTTGATAAGGATTAGTGCTATTTAAATCAAATTGAGACATGGTAGACAATGATTTATTTCCACCTCTGACTTCAAACCATTTTAAATTTGTCCCACTAACATATGCATATAATACTCTGGTTCGATTCGCACCTTGCTTAGATGAAAAAACTGCACCATCACTGTAGCTTTCACCCTCGATAAATAACTCGAACGACGTCCAACCGTGTGCTGCTAAACTTGCATTAGAAGGCGTAGTGATTGTGTATTGACCGCCCAGTGTAGTTCCATTTAAAGGAATATATTCAAATCCAATCTTTGAACCATTGACAACTTTATTCGAATAAGGAAGATTGATATTGACAACATTACCTCCAGCTGAAACCTTTTCATTAGCTTGTGGGATATAATAAAATCTGTCGATACCCCCGGTAATATTTGTAGTGTTATCTGTGGTATAGGCAAAGCTCAACCCATTGTATCCCTCTCCGACCACGTTCGTCAGGTTGGAACCGTCGACAGCCGGGATTTTGCCGGTAGCATCTAATTGCAAAATTTTATTAGCGCCCGAAGTTGCAACATCATCTTCGTTAAAACGCATACTCATTTTATCTATCTCCTTCTAATTTTGTTAAGATTTTAACTATCTTCACATCTATGTTGTGTAAAGTGTTTTTGATATCAGATATATCCTTATCATTTTTTGCAAGATCTTTTTCTAAATCTGCAATTCGTTTTTCGATCAAGGCTTCTTTGGCACCGGTCTCACGAGCCTGACCTTGCATTTTCATCCAAAAACCGAATAATGTAATCAATGACGCACTCGATAGAACAATGCTTGTTTCTGGCATTTTTAACTCCATTTTATTTGATGTCTATTATTCTATTATATATCATCTGAAGACGTATGTTGAATTTAAATTACGTTTTAATGTGAATTTATATAAATTGAATTTGAATTAAATCCAGATTAAACTGGATAATATGGAGTTAAATTATACCACAACCCAAAAATAAGTTCCGGCCCCGACTTGTAAACAAACACATGTCGTACAGAAGCCTGGGAATCCTGCAGTATGAGTGACATTTGCGACAGGAGTTATTTGGTCATAAATAATCTGAGAACCTGAAGCTGAAGCAATCACTGTTTGAGCACTTGTATATGACTTTAAACTAATCTTCTTACCAACATTTGAAGATGATGGAGCAGGAAGAGTTAGCGTCAAAGCGGCAGTGGCTACGTAAAAATTTTCATTATAATCTGTAGTTGCAGTTGTATTTGCTGCAATTGCTGCGTTTGTCGTAGTAACAGATGCACCCCCCGCAGCGACATTGCCAGGTTCCCAAACAGATGCTGAATTATTCCACACAAGCGCCTGACCATCTGTGGGAGCCGAAGTTGCAGTATCTACGTCTGAAAGCGCATTGATGCTGAAGCTTGATAATGAAACTGCTGCATCAATACGATTAGCAGAATCCTGAGTTGCACCGTAAGTGAAA